GTGCCGCGCTTTTATTTCTTTTGGGTGGCAGATTGGAAATTCTATGTTGTTTGATAAGTATTCGCAAAACGACCCAAAACCGTTGCCGGCGCATTTTAACGGTTCGGATTACGTCGACGAACGAGATGGGAAACGTTTAACCGGCCAAATTGAACGCGTTTTTAATTGCATGAAGGATTCAAGGTGGAGAACTCTTAACGAAATCCATTGTGAGACTGGTGACCCCCACGCGTCGATAAGCGCACAATTGCGGCATTTGCGAAAAAAAAGGTTTGGTGGGTTTACAGTAAACAAAAGAAACAGATTCCGAGACGGTACGGGTTTGTTTGAATATCAACTAAAAACGGAGGTTAAATAATGGTAGAAATCTGGACTTGTTTAATTTTAGGCGGTTTTCTTGCAACGCAAGGTTTAATGTTTTTGGTTGACAAGTAAAACAAAATAACTAGAATCCCAGCATCGACGCCGAGTTCGTTCGACAATATTTGTCTAGCGGTTCGGCGTTTTTTTTGTTGGCCGCTATCAGTTTAACACTTTTAGAGGTCTACAAAATGAAAAGCGCACACGAACTACAATTAGAAATTGACGACAAAAACGCAAAGGTTGAAAGCATCCTTGCAGTTTGCCGAGAGGAAAACCGAGAGCCGGACTCCGAAGAACAGGTTGAAATTGACGGCGCCTATGGCACCGACGGCAAACCTGGTGCAATTGAGCAATTACAGAACAAAATGAAAAACCGCGCCGCGATTGAATCACGGCAACGGGAAATTGCAGCGGCAAAGCTAGGCGGAACCGTACAACGGCACCACAACGCCGTAAAAGATCGAATCGTTGTTCCGGCAAAAGCAAAACGTCATTTTGCACTTAATAATTTTGCAAATGATGAAGCCGGCGAAAAAGAAGCGTACGTTTGCGGCCAGTACTTGTTAGCCAACGTGTTTAATCACGCCCCGGCCAAACAGTTCCTGAAGGAACACGGCATTATGAACGCCCAGAAAGAGGCGTCCACACTTGGCCTTGAGTTTGTGCCAGAACCATTAGAAGCGGCACTTCTTAAAAGATTGCAGGCACTTTGCCCGATTTTGTCAAAAATTCGCGTTTCCTCTATGGTTTCGGCAACACACCGAATCCCAGACCGTTTGACAGGAACAACCGTTTACTATCCTGCGGAATTGGCAGCGGTTACCGAGTCAAACCTTACGTTTGCACAAATTACGCTGACGGCTCGTAAAATGGCGGCATTGACTCAAATCTCAAATGAGGTTGAGGCAGATGGCGTTATCTCTATGGTTGATACCGTTATTGATGATTTCGCCCACCAAATGGCCGTCAAAATTGAGGACGACATTTTCAACGGTGACGGAACCTCAACCTATGGTAGCGTTACCGGCTTGGCAAACGCATTAGGTGCCGGATCGTTGATTACCGCATCCGGAACTGGCGTTGGTAGCTTTACTCTTGCCAACTTTGAAGACGCCGTTGGATTGAACCCGTTTTATCAAGGTTCAAACCAAGAATGGTATATGAGCATGTTTACCTATTCTCAATCGGTTCTTCCATTGCTTAACGCCGCCGGCGGAACGCCTGGAACGGAAATGACTAACGGTTGGCGTCCTGCGTTGTTTGGATTCCCGATCAACATTTGCCAATCAATGCCAAGTGCCGACGCCGTTTCGACGTCGTTTGTATACTTTGGCGATATGTCTCAATCCGTGTTTTACGGTCAGCGGCAAGGCGTAAGTATTGCAACAAGCACCGACTACGCGTTTAACACTGACAGCATTTACGTTCGTGCAATTGCAAGAAACGCGGTGACTGTTGACAATCACGATTCCGCAAGCGTTGCCGGATCAGTTACCGCAATCCAGACGGCAGCAGCGTAATGATTGAACGCGTCAAAGTTGAATTGGTTAAACCCTGGTCAGGCCGACGTGCAGGCCAGGTGTTTGACTCGATGGACAAGCGAACGGCGGATTTGCTAATTGAACGCGGCGTTGCCGTGTTGGTTGATCCGCCGAAAAAGGCGAAGCGAAAGCGAAAGCCTAAAACCGAATCGCCGGAGTAATCCGGCAAACCCCGGAATCGGCGGTTACCTCCGTGACCGCCGATTCTTTTAAAGGGCAAAAATGCGAAGTATCACAACAGCAAACACAACACCACAACCGGTTAGCCTTGAGGAAGTCAAAGACCAATTAGGTTTTGCCCAGGGCGATAGCTACAGCGACGACCGATTAAACCGGTTAATTGTCGCGGCTACCGAACAATGGGAACACGATACACAAAGCGTGACCACAACTAGAACGGTGACCGAACAAATAGCAGAGTTTCCAGTACCAACGTGGCGTCTTTATTATCGGCCAGTTCAAACGTTTACGTCGATTCAATATTACGACGCCGACGGAGCGTTGCAAACGTTGGCAACGTCGGTCTATTCCGTCGACATTCCAAACCGACAAATACATTTGGCACCGGATCAGGATTGGCCAACAATCCAAGCACGTTGGGACGCTATCACAATTGATTACGTGGCCGGCGTTGCGGTTGTGCCAGAGATTGCGAAACAGGCTATTTTGGTTCAATGCGACATTATGGAAGAACTACGCGGCACCACAAAGGAAAAAGACGCAACGATTAAGCTTTACGAAAACCTAGTTGCTAGGTTCCAACGGAGTTCGTACCCGTGACCTATCGGCATCGAGTCAAAATAATGCGGGACAATTCGCCGGACGGTGACCCCGATCCTAGCTACGTCCAATTCTTTACAGGGATTCCGTGCAACATTGTTTCTATTACTGGCGGTGAGGTTTACAGGGGAAAACAAATACAGGCAGAAACAACGAACGTTATTGAGTTTCGCAATTTGCAGGGACTTACAACAAACATGATTTTTCAAAACCTAGTCACCGGCAAACAGTATTTGATAACTCGTATCCTGGAACACCACGGCAGGGATAGGGTAATGATTGCCGAAGCAACGGAGGTTTTGAACTAATGGCCAGCGTTGGGGAAAACCTTAAAACCTATTTAAAAACCGTGTCAGCGGTTACAACGTTGGTTGGAAGCGGCGCGGCGGCTCGTATTTACACGCATTTAGCAAAACAGGGCGTTGCAACGCCGTTTGTAATTTACGAGGTGTTTGATGGATCGAGCGCTGAAACATTAACGGCAATTGCAGGAATGGCGGAAAACAGGGTGCAGGTTGATTGTTACGGAGCAACCGAAGCGGAGGCGTACAGTTTGGCGGAGGCAGTGCGGTTAAATTTGCAGATGTATAGAGGGACGTTTGGCGATGCGGACGCGGCAGCGATTGTATCACCAGACGGATACCGAACGGGGATTGATAATCCAAGTAAGGGCGGGAACCAACGGCGGTATTGGGTATCTCGTGATTTTGAAATAACCTACCGCGAAGCAACCGCATAAAGGATTTAGAGTAATGGCAATTGATACCGGATTAGGTGCAACGGCAAGTTTTGCAAGTTTAGGTTTATCGTTGAAAATTGTTTCAATGGACATTGGAAACCAAACTTTACCAAACGTTAACGTTTCAACATTGGCGAGCACTAATTTTGAAGAATACATTCCAGGCGATTTAGCGGAACCTGGAACTGTTACGTTTGTATGTCAGTTTGACAATGCCCAAAGTCAGGTCATTACGGGAACCGTTGACACGTTAACCGTAACGCTTCCCCTATCATCTGGCGGGACCACTGCTGGTACATGGGTTGGAACTGGGTACATTAACGACGTGAAAGCGCAAAACTTTGTAAAAAACGAATTGCAAATGCAAGAAATCATTTGGCAGTTTGACGGCGGGGCAAACTCCGGCACGGAGCCGACGTTTACCGCCCAGGTTTAAATAAGGATTAGGGGTAATGGTTGAGTTAACGCAACATCCAGCGCAAGCAAGGCACCCGGTAACAAACGCGCCGTTGTTCGACGACGACGGCCAGCCGGTTCCCTTGTTGCCGAATCAACGCGCAATTAGGCTTGATGATTTTGTCATTGGTTACGCGTCAAAACACGGAATTAACTTTATAATCCCAAAAAGCAAACTACCGGATTGGGTATACAATACGGCGGTTGAGTTAGTAGAAAACGAGTTCGGCAACGTGCCAAAGGTCACAACGGTTTTGGAAATTAAAACACCAACGGAGGAAAGCGAGTGAACTACTTAAAAGCGGCAGATTTGGTTAGAGAACCAAAGGTCGAAGATTGCGAAATTAAAGGATTGGGGTTGGTTAAGGTTCGCGAAATGACTCGAAGCCAAAAGCTAAGTTTCGACGCTTGGTTACGACCAAAAGGCGAATTGGACAAGAAACGCGATAAGGTAAAGGACTTAAAACTTTGCACTTTGTGTTTGTTGGACGAATCCGGCGCGTTAATGATGGATTATGACGAAAACGGATTTGATTTGTTTATTGATCAAATCGGTGATAAGGCGGCGGGCGTTTGGTCGGATGTTGCTTACCACGTCTTACGAGTCAACGGATACATTGAACCGGAGGAAGAAGATATTTTGGGGGAGTAAGACGGCTCCAAGCATTGCCAGACTTGGCGTTTGCTTACAGGTTGGCGGCAAAACTTGGAGTTGTTGACGTTGGCGGTTTAGTTGACGGGATGACGCGGGAACAGTTTAACGGTTGGTTGGCGTCGGCCATTCTCGATGGTTGGTACAATCCCTGGTCACAAACCGCCGAACTACTGGCACAACTAAACAACCAAACAAACAGGCTTGAGTTAATGCAAGCGGCAAACCCGCAAGCATTGCAACGGCAACAGGTTTGGAAAAGCGGATCGGAAATTGCAAAACAGTTAACCGACTACGCGCCAAAGAAGCCGGCAATACAAACGGCAGACAGTTTGATTAAACGCCTAGAAAGATTTGAAAGGGCAAAAAGTGGCAAACGTTGAGATTGACACAAAAGGCGTCGAGGCTCGATTGGAGCAAGTGCCGGACGTGTTCGCACGCAAAACGTTTGCCGGCGTCCTCCGCAAATCTGCAAATGTGTTCAAAAATGAATACAAAGGCCGGTTGCCAGTTAAAACCGGAAACCTAAAAAACTCAATAACAACCAAAGTATTTCCACCGGACGCAAGAAATAACAGTTTTGCGGCAGTTGTTTTTCCAAAGCGGCCAAAGGGTAACGCGGCAAATCTTATTGAACACGGCCACAACGTTACCAGGAGAGGGGCAAAGGGTGACAGCGCACGCGGTAAAGGTTTGCAACCGTTGACCGGATCACCCAGGGTTGAGGGCAAGCAGGCGTTTCTAAAGGCTCAGCAAACGGTGGAGCAAAAGATCGAGCAAATTGTAAGCAATGCAATTGTTAAAGAGTTAGACAAGATTTTTAAGGTGTAACAATGGCTAAAACCTACGATTTAAATTTTCGCATTAAAACCGATGCAAAGCCAACGCGCCGTGAGCTAGAAATGACGGCGGGTGAATTTCGCGATTTTAACCGGACGGTTAAATCTTCACAAACTCCGTTAGATAGGTTTGAAAAAGACCTAAGCGATTTAAATAAAGCGTTTCAAACTGGCAAAATCCGAAGCGACCAATATCAACACGCACTAAAAAGAATTGAAAGCCAGTACGATAAGACCACAAAAAAACAACGGAAAATGTTTTCCGGCATGAAAGACGGTCTAAAGGGCGGACTCGCAGGCATGGCCGCTGGCTTTGTTGGATTCCATACCGTAAGCGCTGGACTCGGTGCAGTTCGCGAACAAATGGAAGCAATCGACAAGGTGGCAAAAACAGCAAGGGGCGTTGGTGCGTCAACGGAGTTTTTAAGCGGTTTAGAATTTGCGGCTCAAAGGACTAGCGGTTTAGCTGAAGGTGCCGCAACTAAAGGTATTGAGAAAATGACGCGCCGCATTGAAGAAGCGGCGCTTGGAACCGGTGAAGCAATTAAAGCGCTGGAAATGCTAGGCTTAGAGGCTCAGGCGTTGGCCGCATTGTCACCGGAGGAACAATTTAAAGTTTTATCCCGTGCAATGGATAGCGTAACGGACGCCGGAGAACGAACGTTGATTGCAACAAAATTGTTTGATGATGAACAATCGAAATTGCATACGACAATGGCTTTGACTAATTCGGAAATGCAACAACAAATCGAATTGGCAAAGCGATTAGGTAAAGTTGTTACCGAAGAAGAAGCACGCAAGGCCGAAGCCTACGCCGACGCAATGCAAGAAGTGGACGCTGTAAACGCCAAACTACAAAAAACGATGGCAATGGAATCAATGGGTGGAGCAAATATTTTCGCCGCCGAAAGCCAGGTTGCACGGGGGCGTTTTGCGGGTGCAATGCTGGAGGGTGATTTACAAACCAAAACTGAATTGGGATTAGGTTTTTTGAGCGGCGGTTTATTTGGCACTTCAGATAAAACGGCGTTAGCTTTATCAGGCGGTGGCAACCGCGCTAAAACACAAGATGAAATCGACGCTCAAAGGGCGCAATATAAAAAGGAAGAAGAAGAAGCGTTTGATAAAGAAACCTCGCGTTTATTGGCAGATATGGAAAAGGGACAAGCCGGAGCGAAATTTGACGCGATTTCCGGAATATTTGATCGGCAAGTTGAAAAGGCCAAAGACACCGCCAAAGCAATAACCGGCGGTTTCCAACATTTTGGGTTGTCGGTTGCCGGCCAGTTTGATCGATCAATGAACGCAAGGCGGCAAACAGCGGAAACAGAATTTGATATTACGCGGACAACGGCAGACCCAGCGGAAAGCATCGGCGCGGGAACGTCCGAAGCGTTTAAGATATTCAACCAACAAACGAGTTTGCAAAAGGTTGAAAAGGACACTGCAAAACAAACCGAAAAGAACACCAAATCAACAAGCGATACATTGGGTGCAATGTTGGATTTTATGCAATCGGCACCAAGTTTAGGGCTATAAAATGACGGCACAATTAATTAGCGAAAGCACTAAAGAAACGGTGCAAAAGGGATTTTTGCAACTAGGGGTTACGCAAGTTTTCCAGGTTATATTGCCGGATCGGGACAACGGAGCAGACGACGCGTTAAGCGCGGCGGGGGTTCCCAATATTGGATCGTCTGGCACGTTTGGCAGTTCAACGCTGTATCTAATTGATCGAACAGCGGCACGTGTCGACGCCGACGCAACAGGCAAAAAATGGAATATTACTTGCCAGTATTCAAACAACACGGAACAATTCGCACGGGATACCAACGGGCAACCGGTCACAACTCCAACAAGCGAAGCAAAACGCGTCGATATTCAATACCTCGAGTACAGCGAGCCAGTGACCGACGCGACATTCCTCGAGGTAACTGAAGGCGGCGGCCATTCCGTGGGAACGGCATTGACTGCGCCTAATTGGATGGATGACGGCAACGTGACGGTTTCGACCGGCGAAACGGTTCACGCCGAACGGACGGCATACCGGCAAAATATAACAGTTACTCGTTTGGAATCTTCGTGGACGTCCAGCTATGACGACTACGTCAACACGATTAACAACGCAAGTTTGACGATTACGGAAACCGATAGCACCGGCACAAAAGCAACGTACACGTTTGACGCTAAAACCTTGAGAATGAAACCAATCACCAAACAACCCGTTTGGATTGATTCAAATTTGTATTTTCGCGTTTCGTTTCCAATGGAACATAAAGTTGACACATGGATTCATGCGGAGGCGGACGCCTCGCAGTCCGAAAGAATTTATGCCGGACAAGATAAGCCAGGCGGCGGAACGTGGTCACAAACCGAAATTGATGATTTATACCCTGACACAACCGCCGGAACGGTTAAGTTTGCCTGGTTGACAATGACGGAGAAAACGCCAAACGGCAAAGAGGTTGCAATTGGTGACCCGCGACCGCTAAACGGATCAGGGGCTAGGTTAGGCGTTGACGCGACCGGAAACGTGCAAGGCAAAGCGTGTTATACGAACTGGAAGATATTTGAAGAAAAATCTTGGACACCGCTTAACCTATGATTACCCAATTATCAGAAACAGACGTTGCAGTTTTGCGTCAAATGGCGGCAGATTTTCGGGCTAGAAATCCCGGAACGTTTACGCGTCGGCAGGTGCGGCAACCTAGAATTGTTGAAGGGCAAAACGTTAAGATTGGCAAAGCAAACGCTGACATTACCGACGGCAACGCCGGCACGATTACAATTTGGAGGCGTGACGGTGCAACGGCTCCGGCAGCAACAACCGAAACGGTTGACGCGTATTTGGATTGGTTATCAACAGAAACAATCAGCGCCGGCAAAATGGTATTGGTTCAATTTTTTGACGATGAGAACGCGTGGCGGATCGTTGGCGCGGAGTGTTAGTAAATGAAAACTAAAATGAGCGTTTCCCGATGCTGTTGTTGTAGTTCGGACACTTGTTGGTACGATAATTTTTCAACCTGGACGGTTGGCGATGACCTAATTCAAACGCCCTACAAAATACCGGCAGACCCAGCAACGCCCTACAACGGATTTTACGGCAATGAAACCGCAATTGTCCAATCTGGAAATCTTTTAAGGCTTTCTGGGCCAAATAGTTCTGGCCAAGCTCAATTTAATAGAACTTGGGGATTGTCAAATCCTGATTCGTTAATTGGAAGCACTTACGCTAATAAAACTGAATTTAATTATGGAATTAACGATTGGTTAAGCAACTCGATAATCGGTACATCTGGTTTTTATCTTGGCTTTACTGGTAGGAATAGTGAATTTAGAATTTTAATTACGGATAATAATTCTAGTGCCTATTCACCATATCTAAACTATACCGCCGTGGGCGTTGGTTTCAAACAGCTTTCATTGCCAGCAATTACGCCATATCCATCGGCAATTGCGAAAAGATATTCATTTCAAATGTACGATTTTGCTTTTATTGGTACTGTTTTTGGTGCGCGTCGTTATAGTTTTGAATTTAAAGTTTTGTACGATTCAACAGTTGTTTTTGAATCTTTAACAGGAACAACGAGAAACGAAATAAGAGGTTACCTAGATTTTATTGATTGGTGTCTTGATCCTTACTCTGCGGTTGAAGCAATTGTTAATCCTTCGCCACCAGGTTATATCGAGCTAGACGAATTTTCTTTTCATATCAACGGAAACAACAGTTGCACACCAACACCGCCGCCGGCTCCTGGGCCCTAGCTAGCAGTTTGACAAACCAATCTTGACTCCGTAAACTTGCCGGCGTAATCTTTGCACGTTCAAACCATAGGAGGTTGTCGCATGAACGAAGCTATT